ACATCGCTCTCTGTCTTCTCACAGTAACACCTGTATATGCTGAAGGAGATACAATAAATAGATCAAATCCTGTAGCAGCAGCTACGGGTAATGTGACGAACCAAGCCGTACAGTTTCAAAACAACGGTGCATCGTCACGTCAGGTATATGGCCCAAACATTCAATGTAATGGGTCTACTATGACGTTTAGTCCTTTTTACATGGGTAACGACACTACTCCGTTTGACGAAGAAGGATATGTTATCAATGAAAACTGGGGCTTTCAAGTTAACTTTATGGTTCCGCTAGATCGTGAGGGTCTGCGGCAATGTAAACGTATAGCTAAACGTCAAGAAGAAAAGATGCGGCTAGACTATGAGCTAGTACGTGCATTAAAATGTGCAGAGCTGATGCAACGAGGTTTTACCTATCATCCTAATTCAGAGATGAAAGTATTATGCCAAGACATTGTACCAATATCTGCCCTACAACCACCTAAAAAGAAAAAGAAATTTTGGCAACGATGAGCACACTAACAGATCAAAGAGCAGCTAGAGAAGCAGCTGCAAAAGCAAAACCAAAGAAGAAAACAAAAGCAAAGCGTGACGAAGCCGGACGTTTTGTAAAAGATGAAGCAGACCTAGACACACCATCATTATGATTGCACTAATTAAACCAATACTGTTTAGATTTTTAAACAGCATACAGTAAGACTACTGACAACACAGTAGATGACAAGCTAACAGCTCTTGTCAAGAAAAACTTATTACCAGAGTAATGAAGAAAAAAGACGACGAACAGGAACTTGTCTTTGGACAACGGTTTGATACATCTCCCAGAGAAGTTACCTATAAAGACTTTGAGTCAGATCCAGCACCTAAAACAAGACGTGAAAGGTTTAACGACAAATTTATTAAGCGTGAAAATGGTTCTGGTTTTGCAAGACGTGGAACCGTAGGTGCACGTAGAGCTGAGAACAAAGAGAGAGCTAGAAATAGAGCAAAACAAATGGCAAAAGCACGCAGAAACAAATGAATGAGAATCCAAGGGTTATACCCAAAAAAGCAACCGAAGAGAGTTTTAACGAGCTACACTACCTTGTTACAGAGGACTTTCTACGCAGAATTAAAAGTGGAGAAGCAACAGTGCAAGATCTAAAGGCAGCTTGTGATTGGCTAAAAACCAATGACATCACAGGTGTCCGAAAGGTTTAGCAATACGAGTCAATGCGAACAAACTTAATAAGAAACTTGGTACATATGGCAACCGTGACGGCCTCGATGCCGCACATTATAAGGGTAGCACAACCAAGGGCAGAAAACAAAAGCCATCAATTAACCGTAAAAGTCGCAAAAAATGACCCCATTACTACCAACACCTGATTACTATTTACACAACTTAATAACCATGACGAGTTCA